CCGTAATACCGGGCAACCATCGCGCAACTGGAGCTAAAGCACTGGCGATAACCTTGCGGCCCATCGTCCGCTCCAAGCTGATACTCGTACGGGACTTTCAGGATTTTTTCCCTTGGACTGGCAGCCGGACTGGTTCCAGCGTGCTGATCCATCAGGCTGATTAACTTCTGAGCGTAAGTCGGGTCGGTTGCATACCCTTCCTTCACCAGCCATTTGGCAGCGTCTTCACGAGTGGCGGCGTTGTTGCAGCCTTTGTACTTTTTATAGTCCTTGTACCAGTGATCGACCAAGTACATCACGCAGGACATCAGATCGGGGAAGTCAATAAACTCCGCCGTGATCGTGATCCACTGGTTGTTAATAAATTCTTGGGTCTTGGTGCCGGTGCCTTCACCCTTTAGACCGAAGAAATTATTGCGGCCAGATACGTGCTTGCCCCAGCCGGATTCGCAAGCCCACTGTGCAGCTACAAGTTCTGGGAATTTGGCACCTGCCACTCGGGCGGCTTCGAGCACACCTTCCCATGTGTTGGGGAAGTTAGTTTGCTTGCCGGCCACACTCCAGGTTTTGAACCAGCCTTGGTCACGCCCCAGGATGTAGGGGTTGGCTTTGTTGATGACTTCTTCCAGCTCGCTGATCGCCGCTGCTTGATGCGGCAGCGCCTTGTAATACCGAAACAGGTCAGCGAGGCGGATCTTGTTTTGCGTCATCGGACCAAGGGGCGTGGATACTAAAACCTCCGTCAGCGCGTTCTCTCACCACAGGTTTGAGTGCTTCGGGCTGTGCTTGATGCCAGTCCTCAATAGTGCGATCCAGGCGAGGTTTGAGGGTGGCGTGGAACTTGAAGTCCTTTGCCGCTTGGTGCACGTCGTCGCGCCAATCCCTCGTGCTGAATCGCAGCAGCCAGGTTGTGGTCAGGACTTTTTTCGGGCGACGGCGTTGAGGACGCTGATCACCAGCTGGACCCAGCTGTTGCTGCGAATGGGAAGCAGGGTGAGAATTTCGGAACCGGCTGCCGCAAGGATGGCGATGGCGGCGAGAGTCGTGGGATCCATGCAAATCTGGAATCTCGCTGAAGTTTACCTGTAGTAGATAAGACAAGCCAGCGCTTAATAGTTTCTGCCGCTACCTTTTGCATAGCGACACCTTGGTATGGACCATCGCATAGAGGGTGGCGAATACTTAAATAAAAAGGAGGCGAAGTTAAGGTTTCGGCAAGAAATAATTTGGAGGTGGAGAAATCGATGTGCTTACTGCAATTCGGATTTGGGGCGATCAGCAACACTTGATCATGTGTTGGCTAAAAGCAAAGGTGGTCACACCCACCCCAGGAATTTGATTCCAGCCTGTCTTTCATGCAACGTGCGAAAAGCAAGCCGCGATTGGCGGGAGTGGTTCCGTGAGCAAGACTTTTGGGACCAACGGTTGGAAATTGAAATTGAAGAGTGGATTGACCCTAGGGAAGCGGAGGTTGCATAGGGTCCCAGCCCATACCTTCTAAATACATGCGGGCGATGTATTCGTCTTCTGCGTACCGGCAGATGCTGTCCTTGCAGGCCCGGTAGTAAATCTCGTTGCGTTCGTTTTCCAGTTGCTCCAGTGCAAAGCCGCCTTCAAAGCGGGTGGAGTGGACGACGGTGGTCACAGCTTCTGTTCGAGGGTGCGAATGCGGCGTTCGTGGTCGTCGAGACGTTCTTTGTGATCGCTCCGCAGCGCGGTGATTTGCTCCAGGATCAAGGCCATTCGGGTGTCCATGATGCTGGCGCGTTTGTCGATGCGCCATAAAGCACCAACACCAGCGATGATCGCTGCCGTGGCTAGTGGCGTCAAAAAGGGATCCACGGCGCTCGATCGTTGCAACTATTTTATCGAAGGCGGGCGCCAAGGATCGGGCTGACCGCGCAAAATTACAACGGCTCGGCGGTAGTAGTCACAATCAGTTTTGCCTGCCTTTTCAAGTCCCTCTTTTACTTTCCTCCAGTTTTCTAATCTTTGGGGATCCATCTATCTAGAGCATTTTGTCTGCTGTCTAAGCCGCTCCACTTCGGATTTCAATACCTCAATTGCGGAATCTTGTTTAACATCGTCTGGCAGTGCGCCCATCTCACCACGCGGCCACTTAATTCTGAACTCAGTGTTTTGCTCCACGTTCATGTTGAGCTTCATCAGCTCGTGCTCGATGTGGAACATCTTTGAGTTGACGCCGCTTGCCCACCAGACAGCAATACCAGCCTGAACAGCAATGGCAAGGATGCCACCGATCAGTTCAAGGTTGATTTTGTCCATGGTCCAAACCGGACCTTAGTATGTTCCGCCATCAATTTCAAAGCCACTGACGGCTCCGTTTTCCAAGAAAGTCACCAAGTCAGACAAGGCAACCTGAACCATGGTGCCTGCGTCGTTAATGACCATGCGGTCGGTCGCTGCAAGAGTGGTAGCAGTGGCCGAAGTGCCGCCATCAAGAATGTTCAGCTCGCCGGTGGTGACGGTCGCACCATCCAGGATTCCAATCTCGGTAGAGGTCAGTGCAGCCAGCGCAGTTGCAGCGCCGGTTTGCATCCCGGACAGCGTGGTCAGGTCAGCATCAAACGCCTGAACGTTGGTGCCAATTGCAAGACCCAGAGCGGTGCGGGCAGCAGAAGCAGTGGTTGCGCCAGTGCCGCCATCACCGATTGCAAGAGTGCCGGTGATGCTGGATGCACCAAGATCAACCGCAAGCTCGGTCGATTCAATAACGAGACCGCCGTTTGCTTTTAGGTCAACGCTGACCGTCGAGCCAGAAACATCAATACCGTCACCGGCAACAGGCGGTGCAGCAGAAGCAGCAATCGTGATGCTGCCGTTGCCTTCAGTGATTGTGATGTTGCTGCCAGCGGTCAACGTCGCTTTAGTGAGCCCGCTAGTTGCTGAATTTCCGATTAGCAGTTGGCCGTCGGTATAAGTCGTCTGCCCTGTACCGCCGTTTGCCACGGCAATAGTTGTGCCGTTCCAGGTGCCGCTGGTAATTGTGCCAACGCTGGTCAGGCTGGAAGCGGTGACACCAGATCCAAGCGTGCTGCCGCTAAGGACTGACGTGCCAGCAATCTTGAACTCTTTGCCGGAGGCGAGATCAACGTGCTCGCTGCTAGTCCAGCTGTCTGTTGCGTTGAGCCAGTTAAATGTTTTGTCGGTAGCGCCTTTGAGGGTGATACCGCCGCCATCGGCAGTTGCATCGCTGGGAGTTGTTACATCGCCCAGCGTGATGTTTTTGTCTTTGACATCAAGAGTTTCGGTGTCAATCGTGGTGGTAGTTCCGTTGACCGTCAGATCGCCACTAACGACCAGATTGTTGCTGAAGGTGGTATTGCCGCTAAGGGTGGCACCGCTAAGGTCCAGCGTTCCGGTGAATGTCTTATTGCCGGTGATCGTCTGAACGCCAGTGAGACTGACAAAGGCGCCAGGGCCGCCAATCGCAAGGATCGAGGTTGCAGTTCCACCTGCGCCACCTGTGCCTTCGCCGTAGTACAGCGTGTCGTCAACTTCGTTAAACGCAAGTTCAGCGTTGGCCAGACTCGAAGGGGCCCCAGCGTCTCCAGATGCGCGACGCTTGATCCGCAGAGTGTTAGCCATTAGAAGTTGGCTCCGTCAACCAGGGTGTTTGTTGTCCATACTGTATCCGCCTTGAACGAATCAGCAGCGGCGTCGTAGTAGACAATGCTCTTGTCCACTTTAGCCGTACTATCAATCTCGAAATTAGCTCCTGCCGGACCTTGCGGACCCTGCGTGATCGCAGTAACGGTCGAAGTCTGGGGAACAGTGACAACAGTGCTGGTGCCGTTTTCTGCGACAACAACCGTATTGTTGACGGCGCTGACGTTGACTGTTGTCATGCTGTATAACCCTCGCTGACATAAATAATGCCTACAAGGTAATACTCCTTAAGCCCGCTTCCATTGGTCAGCAGTACGTCGTAGTACGCTTCATTTGGAAACAATGCTGTTTGCTCGTCTGTCAATGCAATGGCGACAGTCCCAGTAGCCCTGTCGGTATAGGTGACGGCAAAGTCAGCATATTTTGTGGTGCGCCCTTGGTTCCACGCCTGCGCTTGAACAGTCCAACCTGTCAGATTGATCGCAGCGTCATTACTATCTTTGAACTGAAGCACAACGCTGTAATCAGACCGACGTTGCAGGCTGATGTTGTAAGTGCCCGGTGAGATAGCCATGGTTGAAGTTTAGCGCCCTTGACCACGCAGGGCTTTCTTACCGCGCCGACGTGGGCGGGAATGTTGCCCAAATCCCTGGCGCGTGGTTTTAGGGCGACCTGGTTTATGGTCAAGCCGCCCCAGTGCGGTCTTGCTTTTTACTGCCACGGCATTCCCTTACCGACACTGGGAGTGCGCTGCTCGTCAACGTGTTGCTGCAAAGCAGTTTGGATCTCTTCCACCTTTTCGGTGCCAAGCTTTTCTTGGACCCAGCTCAAAACAAGCTCGGCACTTAAATCGCTGAAGGCAATAAGATCCGACTCGGGGCGCTCTAGGTCAACAGTGCCGACTGCACTGGCGCGATAAGTCTCGTCTTTAGCCAGCACGCCGTAATGCACGCGGTAGACGTACCCGTCACTTAACTGGCGTTCCAGTTCGTTGATTGTCCAGGTGATGGTCGCAGACATAGGTCGGAATGCGGTGCTAGCAGATTAGGAGAAGTGCAACCTGTTGGGCATGGCCGGTTGCCCGCCTTGTAATCAGGCTTCCAGTGCGGCAAGCCGCGCTTCGAGCTGTTCGATCCGCTCGTTCTGGCGCTTGATCAAGTTGACCAAGTGGGGAACAAAGCGGTCGTACTGCACGCCTTCAGCGATTGGCTCGCAAGGTGTCGAGACAGGCTCGCCCTCTTCGTCGTAGGTGTGCTCCTCTGTTTTCCAATTAACAAGGCGTGGATCAACTTCCGCAACCTCTTCAGCAATGAAGCCCCAGTAACCCCAATCGGGATTGTCCAGTTCAGATGTGGACTTGTACCAGACAGGGCGGCAGTTGAGGATTGCATCTGCGTAGGAATCTTCAATAGTTTCTACATCTTTTTTGTACCGAATAGAAGATGTTGAGCGGAATAACTGGCCCGCAGAATTGATATGAACATTAGCAGCAGAACTGGTGGTGTCGCCATAGACCTCTGGGACCAGGAAAGCGCCGTTGTATTCAATTCTTAAAAGTTCGTTGACGAGTTGAGCTGTGTTACTGCCGATGCTACTGTGGTCTATTTGACGAGCAATAATAAATCGGTCATTGGAGTTGTAAGGGCGGCCAGCGTACCACTCAACCGGGCTAGTTGCGTCTGATTGCGCGGTGTGCATATACATGCCGGCGCCACGGGATGTACCGCCACGGTTCATGCAAACCAAGCGGCCTTCGGTGTAGCCGGTGGCGGTTCCAAATGCGACAATCGCACCGCCTGGGCCTCCAGCTTCAAGCCTTGATCCACTTACATATCTATTGGTGTAACCAGTAATTAACAGGCCGCCGTCTTCCACCAACCGCATGTGGGGGTTGTAGAGTGTGCCGTTGTAACCGTACCAAGTGAAAACTCCGTTATTGGTGCCGTTTCTGCTTGTGAACGTTGTGTCGCCGCCGTTATGACCGATCGTTCCAATCTGGTTTGAACCGTCTGTATCTTCCAGCGTTAAGGCGACTGATCCTGAAGCGGCAACGTGAAGGCTGCTATCTGGAGAGGTCTTACCTATTCCAACACTATTTTGGAAGAAATTAGTACCACCGTTTGAAAAAACGCCGTAGTCGGAACCAATTACATAAATGCCAAATCCTGTACCTGTTCCGGTATCACTATTGATGAAGTAACCCGCTGCAGTTCCGTAAGTGGCATTGCCCTGTATGTTTGAAGAGATGGCGTAGTTGACGCCATCATCAGTAGAGTGAGCATCAATGTGTAGCTTTTGGCTTGGGTCATTGACCCCGATGCCAACATTTCCTTTTCTAGTGACCAACACAGAGTCGGAAAAGTCAGCCTTACCGACCCACAAGCCACGGTGAGTAGTAGAACTGAAGCTGTCTTCAACTAGTAATGTTGCGGGTGCAGATCCACCGCCGTTTTTGAAGTGGGCTGCGGGTACGTCGTTACTGGATACTGAGGAGTACAGCGTTCCATCCGCCTTGACTTGGGTGCGAACTGTTCCATTGGTGGCAAAGCATATTGGTGTGTTTGCTCCGGTGTAAATAACTGGTGAATAGCCAGTTCCTGTGCCGAATACGTCGCCTGCACTGTTATCAACGCCAAAGTAAGTTGATTGTCCGCCTTTGGTAGTAATAAGGAAGGCGGCGTTAGTTCCGGTGTTGACGAGGCCGATGTTGCCGTCAACGGAAATCGGATAAAGCGGATCAGTTACGCGAACGCCGAGATAGCCATCTGCATCAATGACTGCTTTCTGGCTACCGTCAATTTTGAACCTAATCTCGCTGCTTGCTACTTGATTGTTATCGTCAGTGCTGAACTCCAGAATGCCTTGAGTTGCTGCGTCGATATAGGCATGGGTAGTGCTGGTCTCGTGGGTAATTTGAATCCGAGGATTTGTGCTAGATAAATGCAGTAATTGGCCGGGACTCGAAGTCCCCACGCCCACGCGATCATCAGTCGCATCAACAAACAGGACGTCGGTGTCAACAATAAGGTTCTGAGCGCCAAAATCAGGATCAATCTTGGTGCCAGCAATCGCAGCACTGGCATTTACGTCATTGTTGACAATGGTGCCGTCTTCGATCTTGGCGCTTGTGATTGCGCTGTCTGCGATGTAAGCCGTCGCAATTTGAGTACCGTTCCAGGTGCCGGACGTGATCGTTCCAACGCTGGTCAAACTGGAGCCGGTAATACCAGAGCCAAGCGTGGTGCCGCTCAGGACATCAGTACCAGCAATCTTGTAGGTCTTGCCGGTCGCAAGATCAACGTTTTCGCTGCTGGTCCAGCTGTCGGTGCTATCAACCCAGTTCAGGGTTTTGTCAGTGGTGCCCTTCAGTGTGATGCCGCCGCCGTCTGCAGTCACATCAGACGGGGTGCTAACCACACCCATCTCGATGTTCTTGTCCTTGACCTCTAGCGTCTCGGTGTCGATCGTGGTAGTCGTGCCATTGACCGTCAGATCACCGCTGACCGTTAGGTTGCCGCTGATTGTTCCACCCGCAGCAGGCAAGGCAGCATCAGCCACATCCTTGGCCGACTTGACTGCAGTGCTGCTGGCAATCGTGGTCGAGCTGGTCGTAGTGGTCGAATCCGAAACCTTGGACTGGAGCGATGCCGGGGTTACGGCACGGTTCGCCAGGCTTCCGGCTTGAGTTTCTGCGTCAGTCGAAAGCTCAACAACACCAGCTGTCGTTGTAGTGGCAGCAACGATGGTGATCGTCTCAACCCAATTGTCGGTGCCGTCTTTGTAAACCTTGAGCTTGGCGGGGTCGGTGTTGGTGTCGAGCCAGAACTCGCCTGGGGTAGGGCTGGTTGGTGCAGTGGTGCTGATCCAGACGCCTGCAATGCGGCGGACAGTTCCGGCGGAATCCTTGCAGCTAATGAACGGACCATCGGCGTGATAGTTCAGCGCCAATTCGCCGTTAGCAAGTTGACTCGCGGTGGGCTCTTTGCCCGACACAGACGAGTTCTTCAGGATGATCTGAAGGGACACCGGAATACCTCCCAACGCAAAAGCAGGGCCATACTGGCCCCGCCCTTACGCTAGCGCCAATCAGCCGTAGAAGACTTCCCGGTCGGTAGACGAGATGGTGATCGTTTCTAGCGAACCGCCAACAACCTGAGCGGTTTCGGTATCAATGCCTTTGTACCAGACGCTACTTCTGATATTGAGCGCATTGTCTGCAGAATCGCCGTAGGCAAGCTGACTATTGCCTGCGTCATAGGTAAGAGTTTCATCGCTTGTTAGTCGCGTTCCGGTGCGTGCTTGTTGCCACAGGGAGCCCTGATAAGACGGTTGTCGGAACAGGGTTACGGGATCAATAGTCAACCTAATCCCCACCGGACCCTGACCATCGTCGGAGTCATCTCCGAACACACCGGCCCAGCCGTGATGATGGTTGGGATTAGTGAACGAACTACTCTGATAGCTGCTAAATCCGCCAGTGGTGATCTGGCTACCGGGCGCAATACCGTGGATAAGAGATTCGAAGGTCGCGCCACGAGTGCCGTCTGTAGCTTCGCGGTTGGCCATTAACCCGTAATGACCATTGTTATCAAGAATGTGGATGCAGTTTGCGTCATAATCCCTGTCGTAATTGTCGCCGCTTGGGTTGAACTGAACGACGTAAGGGAAGCTAATTTTGATTGCTCCAGGGGCACTAACTGGCTCTCTTGTACTGACTAAGCATTGTGAATGGCGCGTGCCATAGACGTTGTCAGTAATAACGTTGACGCCTTTTGCGACTGCATCGGCTAGTGCAGCAATTCTGATTGTTCCAAGGAAATATAGACCGTTCATCTGAAGATCAACATCACCTCGCAAACGCACCGTTGGACCAAAGTCACCATAGCCAATGGAACCCAAGCCACTGCATTTGGGTCCAAACACGCAGTTATTTAATCTAAAAACGCCTTTTTCAACAAAGATATTTGCAAAGGAGTAGTATTTATCAAATTGATAGGTCCCGGGAAGTTCTGCATCCATGTAGTTATCCAGAAAATCCTCCATAGAGACTGTCGTATTGCGGTAATCTTCGAGGTTTTCAAAACCGGAATAAATGCTGTTCGGGAAATTAGTAGTATCGTTTAAGGTTTTATCCGCTCCAAGCCAAATAACGCCGTTGCATGAGCCACCTTCGGCAAAAGACAAGTAGCTAGGTCTTGCGGCCATGAAAGAGCGTAAGTTGTTTGAGTTTGCACTAAATTGCAAAGGTACTGCAAAACATGGGGCGTTAAATGTTGCGTCGTAGAGAGCTTTAACGTTAGTTGTAGGAGACGTAGAAGCTGCAGTAAAATCAGCAAGAACGTTGTCTGAGGGGAACTGTGCAGTTGCCCCAATTACGTTGGCAATATGGTTAAAACCAACGCCGTAAGCGTAATAAGGACCGTTGGCCAAATAATAATTGACAGTTTCAGCGGCGCTGTAAACGTCGTTTGCATAAACAGCGGCACGCGCCAATCGAACTGCTTTAGCGCGAGAGGTTGGCGGATCATTAAAGAGATCATCCCCGCTGCGGTCAGGGTCAGCAGTCAGTGTCGCAGTGGTGCCATCAAAGTTGTATTCCGTTCCATTGGTGGCGTTATCAGGCACCACATAAATTGTTGCCGCGCCAGTTCGCTGGGTAAGAACCTTGTTCTTGGTTTTCCAGTAGTTCAAACCGGAAATAGTGACAAAGTTGGGACCTGCGCTGTTTAAGCCGCTGTCCGTACCAGCAGAAGTGGTGCTGTTAAGTTCACTGATACTTGCAATCTGACCGAGACCATAGTTGGTCGTGTTGGCCGCCAACGTGTCCGGGAAGGTGACATTGGTGGCGTTGACAACCAGCGTGTCGTTGATGGTGGTCGTACCATTCAACGTCAGGTCAGTGAACTCAGTTGGCGTATCAATCGTGATGTCGCTAGCGCCAATGCTCTCGACACTTAGGGTTTGACCAGTGGTGACATCTTCCAAACCGCGAGGCGTAACCTGATAACCCTCTTCGTTGAAGCCGGTTGCATAAACGCGACCGCCGTTGACATTGGTGAAGTAATAAGTGAACTTGTTTTGCGGGGACAGTGCCTGCTGGTACGCAGGGATCGACTTGGTGTAATTCAGGTAGCCGGTCCATTCCCAAGCGTGACCAAACAGTCGGATGACACTGGGACGACGAAGCTCCAGGGGCCAGTTGGCTAGAGCATTGGCTGCACCACTTGGGACGTAGCCGCCCATGTCGGCGCTGACGCTGGGGTCCAGTTCGCGGTCAGCTTCAGCTTTAGGCGTAAGGATCGTGTGAGCTTGGGCACTGGTAAAACCAAGGCCGGTCAGGAACAGGTGCAGGCCCAGGTAGTCAGTGGCGTATCGGTACTGCTCTTGGATCAGCGCATCACTGCCCCAGACGGTCGAGAAGTTGTAACCAAGAGTGGTTGAATCTTCGCTGCCGCTGGTGTCGTTGTCAAAGGTGAGGATCGGAGCTTCGTTCTTATAGAAATCCTCGGTGTTGTAATCCGAGGCCATGTGGACAAAGCTTTCTTGCCACTTGTTCGCGTCGAAGCTGGTGTCCTCGTTCTCCTCAATACAGGTGTAGTGCTTCTCCGAACGTTTGACGGTTTGACCTTTCTTGTAAAGGTCGCCGCTGGTCCAGGTGACGGAGGCGTTGCCGCGACGCAGGGTAATTTCGGAAGCGTTGCTAACACCAGTGATCGTGGTGTTGCCGGTGCTGTTGACCAGCAGCACTTCATCCGTACCGAACTCGGAATCAATACTTGATCCGGTCGTGTCGGTCTGAAGCACATAATCCCGAACGGGAAGACGGGCCGAACCAGTGTTGGACAGCTTCAGCGTGTAGCGACGCTGCGATGGATTGCGCGTATCAACAATCCGGCGGATGTAAACGCGCTTACCGACTGCATTGTTTATACCGTCGTCGTTGTTTCCGGGTGCCTCGCCATCCTCGTCGGTAAGTGCGCCCTTGGTGTTCAGAAGATCAGTGTCACCAGTAGACCAGGCGGTTGCAGCAAAAGTGGTCCGCCAATCTTTGCCGAGCGTGTTTTCAACCCAGACGTAGCTGTCCTCGCGCAGGGTGTAGCCGTCGCGTGCCACCAGATCGGGGACACCAGGAACAGTGACGCTCTCGCCAAGAGCATTAACCAGCGTGATGCTGCTAGCGGAAACCGCGCTAACCGTGCCAAGGAAAATGCGGCGGACGTTGTTGGCGAGTTCGCTGAGGTTGTTGGAAACCTTCAGCAGGCTCAAGTTCCAGTCGGTATCCGTCGGGAAACTTGCGGTGCGGTAACCCTCAGAGATTGCAGCGCAACCGCCGAAGTTGGAGTTGCTGTTGGTGATGGTGATTTCACCGCCGGTCTGGGTCCAGTGGTGAACGCCCTGGCCGATGGCAAACACCGACACCTCTTGGATGACGGCTTCATTGACAGCGCGAATATGGAACGACCGGCGGTTGGGATCCATCCGCACATGGTCTGGGCCGGTGCTGACGTAATCGGCGTAGTCAGTAAATGCGCCCCAAGCGCCGCCGCTGTACTTCTCCCAGCAGCTCAGGTCGCGCTGCATGGACACGCCCGTGAACTGGGCAGTCACCAATGAGCGGAAACCAGTCGGTTTTGCACCATCTGCATAGATGCCGCACAGGCCGTAGTTACTGCGGATCGAGCAGTTGAAGATGTACGGGCTGGCAGAAACCGTGGTGTCGGTGTTGATGTCCTGCGAACCAGCAGCGGGCTGCGGACCGACAATCTGGTACTCAGCAGTACGGGTTACGGCTAGAGCGTTGTCGAGACCGCCCGTGTTGTTTGTGCCGCCGAAGGCTTGGCGGATCTTGGTATAGAACTCGTCAAGCTCGTCTTGATCTGCAAAGTGGAAGCAGTCGAGCAGGTGGTGGCTGGCAGTAGAGCCAGCTTTATCCATAAAGGTGAAACCGAAGTAGTAGCCCGTGCCGGTCACCTTGAAGATGGCGCGGCGGTTGCTGGCATCAGCGGCCTCGTCCGCAACGGCTGGTACGACATCAGGGCGGAAGATCGTCTTCCGCAGATCCATGCCGCACAAAGACACACCACGGGGCAGAAGCAAACCGCCGTCAGCGTTGGGGTTGAACTCGGTCAGCTCAGCGTTGGTGGGCTCTTTGTTGGTTAACCATTCGGAAACAGACGATGCGCCAGTGCCGTTGTAGATCGTGGTGACACCCGGCATCAGGACGATGCTCACCAAGTCGTAGTTGGTGATCGGGTTTTCGTAGTACGACTTAGCGGTGATGATGCCCGCTTCGATGATCGCCCGGTTGATCGTCTTGAACGGGCGGGCTTCGGTGTAGCCACACTCCAGACGCTGCAACTCGATTCGCTCAGTCGCAGTGCCGCTGGTGCTGTAGTTGCCAGAGACGAACGTGTCTTTGCCGGTATATGGATTGACGTAAAGGACGTAAGGAGCACTAAGGGGATCGTTGACTACCGCGCCAGGGGCGATTTCAGCTGAACCACTCAGCTGCCGAACTGCGTCGGTCAGTGCCGCAATCTGTGTGCGGAAGGTGGCTTGCGAGCTATCGATGTGATCGAGTGAGCCCGACTGACCACCGCGAACGATTTCCGTCACTGCCGAACAAGCTAAATCTTTCCGTCAGTGTAGGCCGTCTGCTCTTTTGCGGTTAATTCGTGCCCATCCGCAGAGCAATCTCCCCAACCGTTACAAAATTGGCCGATCCAGCAATAACGTCGGTAGCTCTCGTGTTCACGGCAACAGAGGTAATCAAAATCTGCGTCGAGTAGTACAGATCCCCTGGCAGAACGTCTGTGCGATCTTCTGCGCCGTCCACCATCCAAAATTCGGCATCCGCATTGCAACCTTTTTCCGTAAGGAGCAAAAGCTGCATCAATGCTGTCGAATCGTTTTCATTGTTCGCTGTCGGTTTGCGGTCGATGTAAAAATCGATCGAACCGCCGCCACTAACTAGCGACTTGATCGACTCACCGAACTTTTCACCTACCGAAGTCGTGTCAACCTCGGGGGCGTTCATATTCAGCGACCACTGGGACATGTCGCACTGCAGCATCCACAACGCACCAGTCGGACCAGCGTTAACGTAGTAGCGCGGAGTTAGATCTGCGTTGTCGTATTCAGTGATCCAAGCTTCGGGTTCTTCGTAATCAGGAGCAAAGTCACAAATTGAAGCCAGCGTCACCTCGTCTTGAGCGTCGCTGAAGTTGTAACCGCCGATGTCACTGGCGCATTCAGTAATTGCGCTGTTGTATTCAGTTGTGCCAACTGCGGAAATAATTAAAGAGTTGAAATCGACCTTAAATAGCTGGACACGATCTGTGGTTCGACCCAGTAAAGCTGCTGCACGAGTGGAGTAAAAACTGACCTTATCTAGTTGATCGCGGTAGATGAAGTAGTTCTGGCTTGTGGTTAAACCGCACTCCTCTTCGCGCATATAAAACTGATCGGTATTTGTTCCTGTATAGAAATCGTCGTTTTCACTTGTGATGTGATCGCGGTTGGTGCCGAGATACCACTCAGACTCGAAATACATTGCGTGCCCATCGGGGCAATCGGGTCCGTTGCTTCCGTCGTCAACGTCAACAGGCAGCCCGTTTGCTGAGCTGATCGTAATATTGTCCCCGCTCCAGAAAGCCGGGTTACGCAGATAAATCGAGTTACTGGCTGTATCGACGTTGCCTGGACGCAAAACAGTAGGCTCCGGCGCTTCCCGCCGTAACCGGACTTTGCCGCCAACGCCAAGAACAGCCATTAGAAGGTCCCGTTAAAGGATCCGCTTGCTTGGAAATTAACGCTGCACGCAGTCACTGCCCCAACCGAAACCGGCGTGGACACTTGCGTGATAAAGGCATCCACTTCCAAAGCGGTTGTTTCCGCCGTATCAAAAATGAACCTGACTTCGCCTACAGCGGTGGAATTGTCGAAGATGCTGTTGAGGACTGCCATGGTCCCAGCGTCGTCTTTGTCGTACAGAATCGTGGCGCTACCCGTAGTGCCGCGCACGCCGGGGACATAGCTGCGGTCATTGGAGCCAAGCGTGGTGGTCTCCAATGCATCACGGGAAATGTTGAGCGTGTATTCGCGGCACTTTCCGATACGCAGGCCGTTGTAGCGCAGCTCGCCACTAGAACCAGTAACTACTGCCATCAGCCGTCCCTCTGACCGCTCAGTCTTACAGAGATACTACTCACCCCTGGCCGTACAGACGTAAGTCGCGGCTGTTCCGCAAAGCGCCAAAGGTAGGTGCCAGCAATCAAAATCTTTAGTTCTTCCGACATACCAGCCCAGAACGCATCGGGCAAAGTCAGATCATCCTTGCTTCCACGCGCCTGGTCGTAGGCAGTGGCAATGCTCAACGCTTGAGCATCAGTCAAATTGTCAAATTGCAGCGACAGCTCAGCGTTAAACGGCTTGGTGCTGTACGCACGAGTCGTGCCAGTTCCAGCGATTGAGGTAAACCGCTTGGTGGCGTACTGACCTTGGCTGATTTGCCTTGAGCTTGGTGTCAAGGCGGGGAAGGTTGTGCTCATGACACGGTGACGGTGTGGGTGTCGGATTGAGGGCTGTCGCTAGCCGTAGGCGAACTGACAGTGCAGGTAAGGGTGTACGTTCCGGCTACATCAAATGTAATCGTGGCAGTCGCTGAGCCTGAATTTTCGATTGAAGCCGACGCACCCGTTGTTGTCGATGACCAACTCCAGCTGATGAACACGTCAGACGACGCGGCGGTGCCGCTGTAACTGACGGTGTAGTCCTCGGCTGTGCCAGTCGTGGTTGTCGTGTCACCGGAAATGGTGACTGTGCCGATGGTGCTCGTTGTGGCCTGAGCGACGGCGGTGATGGTTTTGGTAGCCGCTATAGACGTGCTATCGCGTGTAACCGTGCAGGTGATTGTTTTTTCGCCAGTGCTGGTTGCGGTGATTGTTGTGGTAGCTGCACTGCTGCTGCCAAAGGTGACGCCGCTTCCGCTCCAGGCATAGGTGTAGGTTCCGGTGCCTCCGCTAACCAAGGCGCTGTACGTTTCAGCTTCATCGACCGTTACCGTGCCAGGGCCAATAATTGAAACCCCGGTAAAGGCGCTAGTCGTGGAGCCGCTGTCTTCACTGGTGCCAATGCGACCTTCAATCGTCCAGTTGCTTTCAACGTTCCAGCCGTCAACGATTGCGCTATAGCCGTTGTCGCTCAGCGGGAAATACAAAGCCTCGACTTGGATGTTGCCGTCCTCGTCAAAGCCAAGGCTTTGCACCTTGTAGGCGCGGGTTTCGACGCTGCTCTGTTTCAGGCAGAACGCGGCATTGGTGTACTGAGTGGTGTAACCGCCAACCACGTTTAGCGTTACCTCTTGGATGACATTGGTTGTGCCGGTCCACAGCAGCACGGTGTAAGAACCATCCGCCAAGGGTTCGGTGGTTGTGATGTAGCCGTTGGAGTCAATCGCACCGTTGTTGGGCTGCGCGTAAGAAACGGTCTCCAAGCCGAGCTTGAAGCAGCGGCCAACTTCCAGTGCTGCCTGTGTCGGGGTGGTCTTGAAGCTGACCGAATGCGTGACCAAGCGGCGGCCACGGCAGATGTATTTGGCTACGTCAATCGCGTGGATTTCGCTGGTGCAGAAATCGCTGATGTCGATTGTTTCTAGGGGTGCGTCTGCCGGCGTGCCTGCCTCACGCACGGTTACCTCGCGGATGACAGGGAACAAGCCCTTGGTTATGTCGGTGCTGGTTTCTTTCTCTTGGCGCCACTTCACCGACACACGATTGGGAATGCGCTGCTCGGATTCCGCATACGCCAGCTGGAACGAATCTTCAAGAATGTTGCCTGCCGTATAGAGGTTGGTAATCGGCTCGGGCTGGTCAAAGTAAACCGCAGGTTGCAGTGCAAATTTGCCGTTGCGAATCACCAAATCCAGTAGGAAGTAACTGGCTGTCTGGCTGCCCCACTGGCGCAGGTTTATCGGTTGAGAGAGCGCACCATCAAAAAAGTAGCGCCGTGCCCTCGTCCACTGGGCGCACTCCGTGAAGCTGTTGTTATCAATCTGCTGTGCGCTCAAGATTGAACCAACGCCATACCGCGCATTGGTCAGCAGGTCCTTGAACACCTCAGGGAAGGTGTGGATGCTGCTGATGCCCTTGTTGACGTAAACGCTGAGCTGGTTGAGTTGGGTGGCTTCTGTGCTGCTACGCAGGTTCATACCAACCAGCGCCATGTTGTCGTAGTTAGGCGTGGTGGCGTTGGGGTTAAGGATGTTGACGTAAACCAGCTCGTGCTCTGGGTTGGTCGCGGAGGTAGTTATTTCCTCGAACACAAAGTCTTCGGCCAACTTGCCCCAGCTGTCGGCGTAGCTGTTGCCCTCCTGCAGCGTTACCCCAAGGTCTTGATCACGGGTTGCAGCGATACCGAAAGTATTGTCGTTACGTGAAACAGGTTCGCCTGTATAGACAATGGTGACCGTGTTGCTGCCGCTGCCTGACGTAACAGTGCGAGTACCACTCAGGTGGGCATCCATTACTTCCAAAGCGCCGCTGGCATTACCGCTGCGAATTTCCCAGCCAGACAGCGGTTCAATGCGGAACTCCCACCGCGCCACCGATGGCATCTGTAACCGCAAATAGTTGTAGGTGGCTTGCTGGGTCAGGCTGCGGGCACCAAAGCACTGGCTCAAGTAGGTGTAATCATCAGTGCTGCCTGCTTCGCGGTAGCCGATCTTGAAGAAGCTGTAGCGGACCTCCGCACCACTAAAGGTGCCGGACTGATAGTTGCTGACCTCCAGGCTTTGATCTGGTCGGTAGGTCTTGTTATTGAAGTAGTTGCAGGCGCGACCGTCGATTTCCTCTTGGCTTAACGAATCGCGGAAATTGCACAGACCACCAATGCGGATTCCAAGAGTGCTGCGGAAACCAAGCTCAATGACCTGTGTCGCCCGTGGAACAGCAAAACTGCCGATTGCAGCCTTGAACAGATGCGGAGCTTCGGTTGCAGATCGGCTGTCGTTTGTATTTGCCGTTCCCCCACTGCCTGCTTTGACGCAACGCAAAGTCACAGTGATGCCCTGGCCGCCGCCGATTGGATCTTGATCCATCTCGGACGAAAACACCGCGCTATCTGGGGAGCGCGTTTCACATACGAATAACGCAGTGCCGAACTTGTAAAGGTCGCCAACGGTCAGCGAGTCGTCCCAGGTGTGCTGCCGTCCGGCGACTGATTGCGCCACGTCGCGGCAGGTCTCCTCGTGGTCTGGACCTTCCTGCGTGCCGGTGAAGGTGGTGTTGGCGTCGCTGCTATTGCTCAGCGTGTAGGTGATTGTGTCACCAATGCTGTAATTGTTGCCCCCACCAGTAACGGCTGAACGACTTCCAAATTTGTTGTTGTACTTGTCGCGCTGAGCTTTGGCAACGCCGTCTTGGTTGCACAGAATCCGGGTGTCCGTTTGACCGGCGGGCTCGGTTTTAATAACAACCGCAGGACGCAGCTGAGGATTAACGCGGAATCCCAGGCCGTTGCCGATCAGCTGGTAAACGCCAAAGGTTGTCTGCGTGCTGGGCTTGAAGGCATAACAGAAATCAGTGGTCCAAGCGTTATTCAGACCGCGAATCTGGAAGACATCACCGCCGCCGTCGTTTTCGGCATTGCCTGGATCATTGGCAGCACTGCGACCGGCGACACGATCTGCAGCTGCAATGCGCCCGCCGTCGGTGCTTGCGTAGAAAGTGACGCGGCTCGAAGCAGCGTTGCCGGTGGTGAAGTCATACCCACCAAGCACGTTGTCGCCCAGCGCAAACTGCGTAGCGTCGATCTCGTCGATCGTGCCTTCGCCCATCAAGAAAATGGCGCGGAGCATCTGACCGCCGCCTTGGCTGATCATTTGCGACCACAGCAAATTCGTGTTGACACGAACGCCGCCGTAGGTCACGCCATCGAGCGTTTCCCGATTGGCATAAATCAAAGGAATGGTGCTGCCTAGCTCAACGACGTTCTGCAGCGAGTCGAAACCAGCCTTCGGTGCAAACTCCGCTCGGTTGACAACGTTTTGTCCGCCTTCAGATGTTTGGCGGATGTCAATCGGTTTATTTGGTTGCTTTGGCCTAAACAGCAGTGCGGCTGCGGCAGTAAGCGCCACGCCAATCACCAAATAAAGAATTAGCAGGTCAATGCCGATATTGGTGATCGTGCCGGGCTCAATCCGGCTGCGCTTGATGCACTCTTTGACAAAACCGCGATACTCTGCCTCGCTCATGCCAAGCAGGCGCATCAACTCACGATCCTGCGGCAGCAGAGCAATCGGATGGCCTTTGGGATTCAGCATCAGACGAAAGAGATCGTTCCAGTGGCAGGAAGCGAGCCGACTAAGAACTGGCTCAACGTTCGCCTGGGCGCTTGACCTGCAACAGCATCAAGCGGACTCCCAAGATCTAGACCCAGCCTACTTCCGTCGTGCTGATAGGCCGTG